CAAGACCAAGCAAGCATAGGATAATATGTACAGACCAGTTTTTCCATATAAAGGCAATCAACTCATTTTAACTTCTGAAAGAGTTACTATTCACTCAAAAACAGATGCTATCTTTTTGTTTGGTAAACAAGCAGTATCTTTGTCCTCTACTAATACAATTAATTTAGACGCTTCAAATAAGATTATATTAGCAGGCCCTGTTATTGAACTAGGAAATAAAGCAAAAGACCTAGGTGAACCTATAGTTTTAGGAGATACATTAAATAGAAAACTATTAGACTTATTGGATGCTTTAAGTTTTATTTCTACAAGAATGGCACAAGCTTCCACATCTAATCCTGGTGCAACTGCCGAATTACTACAACAAGCTGGATCTTATCTAGGTAATAAAGTTAATGAACTAAAAGGCCAATTAGAGCCAGGTTTATCAGAAATACTATCTAAAAATACTTTTACTAGATAAGCATGTCATCTACAAATAACAATATTAACCTCAATACCACCTCAGCAAAAGGTTTAGAAAAGGCTATTGGTGTTGTTAGTAGATTCTTTATAAAAACTCAAAGCAAAATAAATGAGATTTTATATGGTAAAGCTATATCAAAAAGGCAAGATGCTAACTTAATAAAAAGATTGCTAAATAAAGGAATTATACCTTTACTAGATAATGTAACTTCTGTAGATCTTTGTAACATATTAAATTACGCTGCTAATAATATACCTGATGCTACAGATGCTAATGGTAATAAAATTGTTTTTAATCCAAATAATCCTCCTCCAACTAATGATGTTATAGGTAGAAAAAAATGGCAACTTCAAAAAACCGCATATGATGTTCAACAGTTTATTGATGAATATTATAGAGAGTATTTAGATACAAATAATCCTCAAAGTAGAGTTGGATTATTTACACTACTACAACAAATTAATTCATCTTTCTCTTCTGCTGTTAATCAAACTCAAGCTGGTTTAAATGACCCTTTAATAAAAGAGAATTTTCCTCAAGCTTCTGTAGCTAGTAATTTTTTACAAAATGCTTTAGGTAAATTTAATAGATATACTGATGTCAATCAAATTACTCCTCAAGAGGTCCAAAAGCTAATTGATTTAGTAGACAAAGTTAGACAGTATTGTATTATTATACAAGCTTTTAACAACCCAAAAAATTTAGTAGGTTTAATTGATAACTCATTAAATAGTGCAATTCAAAGAGAATTATCCGATATATCTAAATTGATCATTAACCCTGATAAATTCTTTTCAGTTTTAAAAGCTATAATTAAAACAGTAAACACAGTTAATAATATTAGTCAAAAAATATTAGGCTTTATAAATACTATTCAAGCACTAATTAAACTATGTATTGGTATAGTCTTTTTGTTTGGTATAATTATTGGCTTCTTAGTACTTTTACCAATTCCAAATATTTTAACTTTCTTAGGACTAACAACAAAGTTTGCAGATACACTACAAAAATTAAGAGCTTTACAACAAAAACTACTTTCAAGATTAGAACAAATATCTGCAGTTTTAAATTTAGCTGCTATAGTAGTTACTAGTTTGGTAGCAGGAATACAAAATATTATAGATAAATTAAGAATAATTCAACAAAATTTAGAGAGTTGCACTAATAAAAATGAAGACTTAATTAATGAATTTAAAGACGCTATTAATAATTTAACTAATACATCCCAACAATTAAATAACTTCTTAACACAGTATAATAACCAACAAACAAAATCACAAACCCAATTTGGTAAATATACTATTCAAATAGTAACCGAGCAGGTTGTAGATGAGGGAATAAACCTAAGAAGAAGATATGGTATAGCCAAAGATTCCAATGGGTTTGTTGTTGTTCAATCAACGCCTACTTTTGCATCTTTAGACCTAATCATAATAAATGAAGTAAAAGCACTTCTTGTATCAAAAGGATTAGTAAATGCGAATGTAGCCGGACTGTCTTCTGAAGAACAGGTAATTATTTTGGACGCCGCAAGATTTCTTGGAGATGATGAAATAGATCTATCAAATATAGAATTAAATACCACGGATATACAAACATTACAAGAAGACGAATTAGGTTTAGGTACTTTTGTTAATAATTTACCAGGAGGAAGGGCCTTGAGAAGGAAAGTCCGCCAAAAAATGCTTCAAAACTATCAAAAATTAGGAACTGATTTAAAATCAACAGATCCGCAAGGCAGATTCTCTTCTGGAATAATAAAACAGCAACAGTCAGAAAGAAATAAACTAGAGATTCAAGTTCTAGAAGACAAAATTGACGGCTGGAAAAAGGAAATAGCTCTTGCAGCAACTCAAGGTCCAATAGGCCTAGTTGTGGTAAGAGATAGGATTAAAAAGATCAAAGACGCCGAGAAGAAGATTCAAGAATTAAGACAAGGATAAAATAACAAGGCAAAATATTTATAAGATATGGCACAAATTGATGCACTAAGAAAGCTAATCCGTGAAGAACTTCGCCAAGTTCTAAAGGAAGAACTCCCTAAAATTCTTAAGGAGGTACAAGCTCCTGTGGTAAAAGATCCTAAAAAGGCTCTTCAAGAACAGGTTAAGGCTAAAATTCCTGGTACTTTAAACACCCAGGCTAGTAAACCTCAAATAAAGTTTGCGTCTAACAACCCAATGGCAGCTTTTTTGAATGATACTGCAAAGTCTATGCTTCAAGAAGACTTTTCTATGACCACAGCAGATGTTCATCCTGCGATGGCCTTCCAACCTAACCAGGTATCTGTAGGTTCTGTTGAAGGAATGCTTGGATCTGCTAGACCTAGTTCAAACTTAGCAGCAGTACAAATTAATGAAGTGCCAGACTTTTCTGGACTTATGAGTAAATTGAAAGAGAAAGGACAAATCTAATGGCATACGGATTAAAGAAAATATCAGTAGTAGATCTTAGGCCATCAACCGGTGTTGGTGTTAAAATTCCTTTTGATGCTGAAAATGTATTTTCTACCGTATATACTACCAAAGACCAGACTAAGTACAACTTGATCAACTTTTTGTTGACAGACCCAAGAGAAAGGCCTTTTAACCCTACTTTTGGAGCTGGGCTTAGAGCCAGACTATTTGAACAAATTGATCAGCTTACTTTTGAAGACATAAAAGAATCCATCAGAACTCAGATAGAGGCCAACTTTCCTAATGTGCAAATAGTTACTCTAGATATTATAGGAAACCCAGATTACAATTCAATTAATATAAAATTTAGTTATCGCTTATTAAGATCGAATGAAAACGATTCAGTCACAGTAGCTATACAAAATATGTAACAATGCTTAACCAGGTAGACATAAAATATTTAAATAAAGACTTTACTTCGTTTAGGTCTGACCTAATTGAATACGCTAAGGCATATTATCCTACGGTTTATAACGATTTTACTCAGGCTTCTCCTGGTAGCATGTTCATTGAAATGGCTTCTTATGTAGGAGACGTTTTATCATTCTATCTAGACAATCAGATTCAAGAGACTTACTTACAATATTCAAAGCAAAAAGGAAACCTATATTCTATGGCCTATACACTAGGCTATAGACCAAAAGTAACCTCTGCTGCAACTGTTACTTTAGATGTTTATCAACAAGTTCCTTCAATAACTGTAGGTGGAAGCACAAGTCCTGACTTTACTTACGCAATGACTATTGAACAAGGAATGCAAGTAAAATCAAATGTTGATAACTCCGTGTTGTTCTATGTACCTCAAAAAGTAGACTTTTCAACATCTTCATCTTATGATCCAACTACTGTAGAAGTATATACAATCAATGGATCAAATGTTCCTACGTCTTATCTTCTAAAGAAAAGCGTCCAAGCAATATCTGGCCAAGTTAAGACACAAACGTTTTCTTTCGGAGCTGCTCAAAGATTTGCCACAGTTAATTTACAAGACAGTAGTATTATCACTATTCTTGATGCTAAAGATTCTAGTGGTAATACTTGGTATGAGGTACCATATCTTGCTCAAGATTATATATTAAAGCCAGTTCAAAATACAGCAGCTAACTATCCTAGCTTATACCAATATCAGAATCAGGTTCCATACATGATTCAAAAGCTGACTGTTCCTAGAAGGTTTGTTTCTAGATTTAGAGTAAATGGATCATTAGATATTGAATTTGGTTCTGGTATAAACGCTGTTGCTGATACCGCTATTATACCAAATCCTAACGCAGTTAGTGTAGGTTTAACTGGTGGAGGTTTAAGTACACTGTCTAGTTCATTCGATCCAACTAACTTTGTAACTACTCAAACTTATGGTCTTGCTCCAAGAAATACATCTATAACATTCCAATATATTGTAGGCGGTGGCGCTTCTGCAAACGTATTAACAAGTCAACTTACAGATATAGTATCATATACAGTATCAGGAAATACAACATATCAAAATACTATAGTTGTAAATAACCCTGAACCTGCTGCAGGTGGAGGAGACGGTGATTCTGTAGAACAATTAAGATTTAATATTGCGGCTGAATATCCAACACAGCTTCGTGCAGTTACTCAAGAAGACTATCTTGCAAGAGTAATGTCAATGCCTGCTCAGTATGGTGAAGTTGCTAAGGCATATCTTACAAAAGACGATGTTACCTTTAGAAATTACATGAATCAAGATCCAGGCCAAAGAGATCCTTTAGCTATAAGCTTGTATGTTTTAGGTTTAAATGGACAAGGTCAATTAGATGTACCATCACCGGCAATTCTACAGAACATTCAAACTTATTTGAGGGATTATAGAATGTTGACTGATGCTGTTAATATAAAGCCTGGTTATATTATTAATATAGGTTGTAACTTTGATATAGTTATCAGACCAAACTACACTAGCCAAGATGTTGTTGCAAGATGTATATTAGCACTACAAGACTTCTTTAACATAGACAACTGGCAGATCAATGAGCCTATTATTTTAGGAGACATTTATACAATATTAGATCAAGTAGAAGGAGTTCAAACAGTGAAAACTGTAAACATAGTAAATAAGTCTGGAGAGGCTGACGGATATTCTAAATATTCTTATGATATTTCAGCTGGTACTTTAGACGGTGTAATTTATCCATCACTTGATCCATCTATATTTGAAGTTAAATATTTAAACACAGACATACAAGGTAGAGTAGTAACAATATAAAAGTAGAAAAATGGCCGTATATAAAATATTTGCTTCAGCTGATGCTTCATTATACTCTAGTCAACCTGCTAGAAACACAGGACTTGATGAGATATTAGAAGTTAGTGTGAAAAATAGCAATAAACCGTTGAATTTTTTCGTAGATCCTGTACCATCAGAACCACTACTTCAAGATGATCTAAGAAGGTCGCTTGTATTATTTAGTGATAAAGATTTAACTAAAATAAAAACGTACACAACAGGATCATGGAAAGCATTTCTAAGATTATATCTTGCAAATGCAGAAAATTTAACTACACAGTATAATTTACTAGTAGGCCAAGTTTCTCAGTCTTGGGATATGGGAACAGGTAAATTAGCTGACAATCCACAAACTAGAAACGGTGTTTGTTGGTATAATACAGGTTCTTATGTTAGCTCTACTACAAGTTGGATTAATGCTCAATATTATCTAACTCCTGGAGGAGGTTCTTGGACTGGTTCTTTTATAAGTCAATCTTTTGGGTATAGCGATAATAAAGACATAGATTTAAATGTTACTCCTATTGTTAATAATTGGTTTAGTGGATCATTAAATGCAGGTTTTATAATTAAACATCCACAAGCAATAGAAAATAATTCTGGTAGTTACATAGCATTGAGCTTCTTTTCTGTAGATACTCATACTATTTATCCTCCTACAATTGAAATGAAGTGGGATGATAGTTCATATTCTACTGGTAGTTTAAGCGTTATTAATAACTCTAATACTGTTATTACGTTAGCAAATAATACGGATACTTACAAATACGGCACAGACAAATATAAGTTCAGAATTAACGCAAGAGACAAATATCCTGCAAGAGTATTCACAACGTCGTCTTTTTATACAACTAATAAAGCGCTTCCTCAGACTTCTTATTGGGCTTTGCAAGATGTAAAGACCGAAGATATGGTAATAAACTTTGACGATGTTTATACAAAGATCAGTTGTGATCCAACAAGTAGTTATTTTAACATGTATATGAATGGTTTAGAACCAGAAAGATACTATAAGGTACTTATTAAAACAACATTAGCAGACGGAGAAACATTTGAAGTAGATAATAACCTTATTTTTAAAGTAGTTAGATAATGGCAAACGTACAGCTAGTTAAAGAAATATATGGTATAAACACATATACCAAAGCTGTTGATACAGAATTTGAAGAACTACTTCAACCTGTAGTTGTAGAAACAACACCTACAATAACTGTTGATGAGTTCTTTCAATACTATCAAGATCTTTTCTTTGAGATACCCGTATCTGGATCTATTAACTCTCACACCTATCTTGTTGAACAAAGCCAACAATATATAGGAGGATCAGTTTTAGATGCAGAAAAACAGGCACTCATCGAAGAAATTAACTCTCTTCGTCAACAATTATTAGATTTAAACCAATCGTTTACAGATATCAATAGCTTAATATAATGGAATTAGTTAACATAACATACTCTGGTGAAGGTAGGCAGCCTGTCGAATTAACTCCGTTAGATCAGCAGTTAGTTACATCTAATTTCATTAACTCTAATTTTGGTGCTGATGGGGACTATATAGAGTTATTTATATACGATCAACAGAATACACTAATAGACGTTGATTATGATGCGTTTGATTATTACCCGTTCTTACTAAATAATCCACAAAACAATACATACTCTGCTCTAACTCTAGAGCCAGAAAAAGATCTTCGCAATAGAGGGTACAACAGAGGAAATCTTACCATTCAGTATAACTTTTATAAGAAGCTATTTAACTCTCAGTTTGGCACTCAGTATTGGATCAAAGAAATATCTCAGACAAGAAGAGAAATAAAATTAGCATCTCAAGTATTATCAGACGCAGTTATAAGAGATGGTTTTACACAATACCAATCTTACATTGCAACGAAGAACTACTATCCAATATTTTATTTGAACTTTGGTAATAATATAGTTATAACTGCTAACAATGTTGCATTAACAGAAGACGAAGAAGGATCTTATTTACTTATTAGATTATATGAACCTCTTCCTACAGAGTTTGATCTCAAAACTCAACTGTGGATTGTAGATAAAGTAGCTGAATCTGTTAGCTTTAATGTAGACATTCAAGTACAAGTAGATCCTACCCAAGACGTTAATGCTCTTCGTGGACCTAATTATAATGTAGTTGTTAATACTAAGAATGGGCAAACTACACCTTATTATAACTACGATAATTTAATAACAAGCCCAGTAACATCATCTTTTCAAAAGTTACTAAGCTATTATCAAGATAGATCTATAGATATTAACGTAGACTATAGTAACTTCTCTAACTTTATACACTTTTCTAATGCAGAAGAAAGAGTTAGAAATTTTGTATATAAATTACAACTAATAGAATCAGCTAATACTGATTTAGCTGCTCAAAGGTCTATCGTAGGAGGATCTGGTACGTCTACTATTTTATCATCTAGTATAGATGCAATACAGCAAAGAATAGATAATATAGTTAAGAATTTTGATCTATATGAATACTTCTTATACTTCAACTCATCTAGTTGGGCTTGGCCAAAAAGTAGTAATACTCAACCATATGCTTTATATTCTGTAACATCATCTCAAGCTTCTAACTTTTTAGGAAGTACTACTACTGTACCAACCGCAACAACTCAATCACTATTATTTAGCGCATCTTACTATGACTCTACTAATAAAGATGCACTTCGTAATTTTATTCCTCAATATCTACTAGACGATTCAAGTAACCAGCCATATATCACTTTTGTTGACATGATTGGTCAACACTTTGATAATATTTGGTTGTACTATAAAGATGTTTCTAATAGATACAACAATACAAATAATCCTGATACTGGTATATCATTAGACCTCGTTTCTGACGCATTACGAGGCTTTGGTATGCAATTGTATACAAACAGTAACGTTTCAGATAACCTCTATTATACGTTGTTTGGTATCAATGAGGATGGATCTTTACTTCCTCCAACAGGATCAGAAGTAATTACTAACTATGTTACTTCAAGTTTAACTACACTTCCAGCGGCTACTATACAAGATGAGTACTATAAGAGAATATATCACAACCTACCTTACTTACTTAAAACAAAAGGTACAGAAAGGAGCGTAAAAGCTTTAGTTGCTACTTATGGTATTCCTGAAAGTATATTGACTGTTCGTGAATTTGGAGGAAACCCAATATCTGGAACTATAGGTGTTCTAGACATGCCTACCTCTGATTTTAAAGTATCAATAGCAACAGGATCAGCAGGTATTGTTACAGGAAGTTTAGAACTCTCATCATCATTACTTTCTTCATATACTACATTACAATACTATACAAATAATGATCGATTAAATAGTTCAAATGTAGAGATAGGATTTTCACCTGCTGATGTTATTAATGCAAATATTAGTGCATCTCAAGGTTATTTTGATATCAATCAATTAATAGGAGCTCCGGGATATCAATACTCGTCTTCTTATCAACCTTTAGTTAGTGCTAGCAATGCATACTTTGCAACATATACACAACCTAATAGTATTTGGGAGTATATACGCCTGTTAAAGTTCTATAACAACTCTTTATTTAAGTTTGTAAAAGATTTCGTTCCTGCAAGAGCAAACGTATCTACAGGTATTATAGTTAAGTCTCACTTGTATGAGAGAAACAAATACCCTCGCCATGAACCTAATATAAGTTTCAATGACTATTCACAGTCTATTGATATGGTCTCTATTAGTGGTAGTTACGGTGATGCAATATCTGGATCTACTTACTGGGATGGTTTTGTTACAACCCCTTTAGGTCCTGCATCATATATTAGTTCACAAAATATAGAACTATATAACGGTGAGTTTAGTGGATCAAAAATAGTTGTAACTAGTGGCGAAGCTTTTGATCAAGATGAACCATCAAATTTACCAGGAACAGGTTCAGGTTTTATTCAAGTTAATTTAGGAGCACTTTATCAAAATGTAACTTCATCAGTAAGATCTGTTGATTTGTTTGACCTTGATTATTCTTCTGATCAATTGATACCTGTAAACTACGGTATAGTAACTCAATCTATTAGTGCATCTCAAGTAAACAATTACGCTACATACACTAATCCAAATAGTCCATACGCTCAAGTACAAGACTATAACTATAATTTAGAAAGATCAATTATACCAAGGTATCGTGGTTCTAAAACAATCAGTGCTGAATATAATACAGAAAGCCCAGCAAATCAGTCTTATGGTGATACAGCCGCTATCGATAAAATTAAATATCAATATGCGTATCTTGTAGACATTTATTCTGGTTCTATGTTCTTGCCTAATAGATCAAATGCTCAGATTAAGTATATTATAGATAATGATCAAAATGTTCTTGACTTAACTAAAGCGAATAAAAACATATTCACTGTTCAAAACGTGTTTAAGTCTCAAGAGACTACTAACATATCTTTGTTTGATTATGATGAAGCTAACCCATATACACAACAGTTAGCTAACAATCCAGACCTTGAAATATATGAAGGTGGTTGGAGATATCTTCCTATCTTACACAACTTGAGTGGATCTAATAATCCTCAAGTGTTTACATTAAGAATTCCTGAAAGAACAGAAATTCAACAAGGATCTGGGGTATCTCCGAGTTCTAGTTTCTTAGATCCTAACAACTGGTCACTTTCTTGGTGGGTTGTAGAAACGCAAATAACTCCAGGGGCGGCATGTGCTGGTGATAGTGATTTTGCATTTTATGTTTCTGCTTCTTATACAGGTCCAGGTGGAACTAATCCAGGCGTAGTACTCACTCTTTCATCAAATTTAGATATCGCATTTCAAAATTGTGTAGGAACCACACAAACATTTACTATTCCAGTTACAGCAGGAAATACTACTGGAGTATCTGATCAATATGGACCTACTTTAAGTTTATATTCAAATACCGGAAACGGTTCTGGAAATAGTGGATATTTAGGACCACATTGGCCGACTTTAACTGGTTGTACAGGAGCATATCCAGATTGTTCTATATCAATAGATTCTATTGGCACTATTAGACCTGGCGGTGGTGGAGGCGGTACTGGTGGCGGTTCAACTACATTCACATTTTATCAAACTGAATTTAGTAGTTCTCAAGCATGTTTATATTTTCTTTCTCAATCTAATGAGGTATTGTTTAATTCCACAATGTCTTACTATTACAATAGTAGTAATGGTCCTATTACATTTAAATCAACTTCTGATCCTTTTTGGTCAGGTTCCTCACTTCCACCTGCAATACTTCCATTTACTTTACAAACAGGAGACAAAATTTCTTTCTATAATACTTCTTCTCTTGGTTGGGATGAACTATTTGAATATACAATCAAAAGTGTAAGACAGTCTGGAAGTGTAAATAATATAACTGGATCGGTTTTACTTGTAGAATTAGATAAGCCAGTTAACTTAGCATTATTTAATTCAGGTTCATCTGTTCCTACAGAGTCTATAACGGGAGCGCAATTTAGAACTTGTAGATACATAGTATGGAAACACGTACCAGATGAAACAAATGTAATGTTAAGGTACAACCCTAAAGACTCCACTCTAGTTGAAAATGGTCTACTATTCCCAGAGTACATTGACCCAATAGTTAGAGATAATGCAGGTAATGTAGTCAAAGCCTTGAAACAACAGAACTTGATACAATAAAAAACCAAATTGAATATATTTATTTAAAAGCCACTTTCGTATGTCATATTTAAGTAGTACCTCTGTAGTAGTAGATGCAATCCTTACCAAAAAGGGTCGTGAACTCATGGCCCGTAATGACGGTAGTTTCCAGATCACTCAGTTCAGCCTAGCTGACGATGAGATTGATTATACTCTGTACAATCCAAATCACCCTTCTGGATCTGCTTTCTATGGTGAAGCTATTGAAGCTATGCCAATTCTACAAGCATATCCTAACGATACAGAGATCATGAGATATAAGTTGATCACTCTTCCAAGAGGAACAGCTAAGATCCCAGTTCTAGATCTAGGATATACTTCAATCACTTTGAAGCAAGGCGCTTCTTTGGCAATTACTCCTCAGACGCTCAACTATCTTGGAGCTACTTCAACATTTGAACAATCTGGCTACACTGCTACAATTGGTGATGTTAGAACTATGGCATCTTTCAACGGCGTTGGTATCAATACTCCAGAAGCAACTAGCTTAAATAGTACAACAACTATAGGAACTAATGTAAGTAAGACAGTTATCGGAACAACTATTAACATAACTGCTACTACAGTTAACACTCTATTTGGTAATAACACCGCCTTGTACACAACACTAGTAGTAACAGGCCGTGATTCTGGTGCTAGAATCTCTATTCCTGTAACAATCACAAAAGTAAACTAATTAATATATGTCATTTACTAGATTAGATCCATCAGATTTTGTAGTGTCTTCAGACTCAGTTACAGCTCCGGCATGGAGTAATAATGTAACTACGCTTACATCTTTTTTTACAGCGTCGGCTGCTAGTACAGGAAGTTATTATCTAGATGTGTATAATGCAGCTGTAACTTCAAATACATCTTCTGTACAATTTTCTATAGCTTATGGACATGCACTAGGATCTGGTTCAGCTCCTTTGAATCCACTAGTTCTACAGAATACACCAACTAGGATTAATTTTGGTCAATATAGAAACTTAATCTACGGAGACGCTGAATCTGCTGTAAACTTTGGACCAGGAAATACTGCATCAATCAACTTAATTGCAATACCAGTAGATAGAAACAGATATAAAGAGAGCTTGTTCCCAGGTACATGGAACCTTTCTCTATCTGGATCAGCTGGAATAGTTAAACTAACTGACAATTCTAATGATGTTACTACAGTAAACTATGTAGACGGTGGTCGTGTATATTATATAGTATCAGGATCTAATGGTTCAGCAGCTACTGCTCCTTTGATTACTGGAGCTTCTCAAAGAGGCTTTACTGTATCAGGTAGCTACGGTTTATTCTTACCAGATCTTGGACTATTTGTTTTAAACCCACTAGCTTTGACTATTAATCAAGCTGGTGGTGGTATTGGATTGAACTTATCTTCTAATACTACTAATGCTGCTGCTTCTTTGAATATGACTAATATAGTAACGTCTATAATTCAAGGTGCTAACTTCCAATTAAACTCACAAGAGACTATCTCTTCTGATTATATATTTGTAAGAATTAAAAACCAAGATTATAACTACACAACTAATCCATCATTTATCACAGGTTCAGGAACATTGATCTATTCAAACTTTATCAATAGTCCACAAACTTTCCCAACCACTGTTGGCCTATACAATGATAATAACGAGTTGTTAGCTGTAGCAAAAATGTCTAAGCCTCTTACAAAAGACTTCACTAAAGAAGCGCTAATAAGAGTTAAATTAGACTTCTAATAAATAAAAATGAGTAGGTCATCAAATACACTGAAGACTTCAGATGTAACCTCTGTACCTATACAAGTAAAATATTTTGCTAGTTATAATACAGTGAGCCCAGCTCCTTTATGGTCTAATGTAGGTATTACTTACAAAAGAGGGCTTAATTATACAGGATCTGAATTCTATCAAATACCTGCAGCATCTACGGAGTCATTTTTAAATTATAAGTCTGTAGAACAGTTATATTATTCCAACTATATATCAGGATCAATTCCAACAACTGCTTCTTACGCAGATAATTGGTTACAATCAACAGCAGCATCAGGAACATTTGATAACGACTTTAGATACTTTCCTACTGCATCAAATGCAAGTGTTTGGATTGTAAGTATACCAAGATCAGTATATGGTCAACAAATAGCTAGAAAGAGTTTTTATATGTCTGGTTCTACTGTTGATGGTGTACTATTAAGAAATTGGCAAATTACAGACGATGGAAACGGCAACTTAATAGAAGTTGTAACAGGAAGTGTTGTTAATCAAAAAGTAGGAAATTTATTTTATGCTCAAGGAATGGCAGTGATAACATCACAAGCTCCAGAGTTTGGCGCATTAATGTTTGACAACGCATATAATACTAGACTTGATTTGACTTCAGAACTAACAATGTACCAAAATGAAGTTAGGTGTTTAGTAAATGAAAACGATTTTAATTATACATTGAATCCTAGTGCTATACAATCTGGCACATCAGGATCTTATATCAATGCAATAACAGGATCAGATTTTGATCCATACACTACTACTATAGGTTTATATAATGACATGAATGAACTACTAGTCGTAGGTAAACTATCTAGACCGTATAGAATGCCACCTAACACAGACATGACGTTTATAGTTAGATGGGATTCGTAAAATAAAAACAAATGAGTTACAAAAAGTGGTTATATAAAGATCCAAGTGGATCTACTACGGAGTTTAAGACACTAGAGGATTTTCCACCAGACACTTTTGGGTTCGTATATAAAATAACTAATATATGTGACGGCCGTTTCTATATTGGTAGAAAGGTCTTGTACAATAATGTGACCAAACCATTGACCAAGAAGGAGATCGCGGAATGGGATAAACCTGGGCGCGTCCCAAAGAAGCGTAAGATACAGAAAGAATCGGATTGGGAGACTTATTGGGGGAGTAGCAAATTGATCCGTCAAGACTTGAAAGATCTAGGTGAGGATTGCTTCACTAGAGAGATATTGACACTCTGTAAAACGAAGAAGCAACTAAGTTACTACGAAGTATATTGGCAGATGCACTTGAGAGTTCTTGCCATAGAATCATACAACGATAATATACAAGGAAGGTTCTATAGAAAGGATCTAGAATAAAAAAACCCCAACGATTAAGTTGAGGTTAATTTATGCATGGGATTTAAGGGGTATTTTTACATTTCAACTCCAGAGGAGGAAACAGTTACTTCTTCTTCGAAAGGTTCACCTGCTTGTTGATCTGCTCCATAGGCAGCATTGTCAGCAGCTGTTACATTATCACCATCTTCA